TGCGGCGACCAACCTTCGCTCCGCACTCGAACGCATTTAACTTTTACAGCGTCAACCATCAGATGTTCCACCACTTGACTGACAAGCGTCTTACTCGAGTAAGCTGGTGGACCCGAGGAGGCTCGAACTCCTGACCTTCTGAGTGCAAATCAGATGCTCTCCCAAAACTGAGCTACGGGCCCATAAGATGTTTCGAGAACAATTGTTCAAGGTCTTAAGTACATCCAGAAAAACAATGTTGAAGTATCTCGAACTACCGCATCGAAACATATGATATATTATACAATAACAATTTGTGAGAATAAATGAACCAGTGAATACTATTGTACGTGCTCTCCCGACTGAGCTACTGTCGCTGCTTAAACGAACAGGTGGGACTCGAACCCACGACCCCGTGCTCCCTAAGCAAGAAGTAACTGATTCGACTGCATCACAAATGATATTTTATTGTTATATAGAAGCTGAGAATAAAGGAAAGAGATATGTGGTCTCAAGTTTTTGATTAACAGTCAAATTTGAAGTAACTCTTTCAGCTGCATCAGCAAACTATGTTTTCAAAGATTGTTGAGAAATACTGTTCCAGCATAAGCACTTACGCCCGCAATAGACGTTGTTGGATTTGAACCAACTAAAATTTTGTTTGACAGTAAAATTTATTATCCGAAGTAACTGGACCAACTGCATCAACAATCGTAGTATCTAGTTTATCTATGTAAAGGCTGAGAATGAAATGTAACAGTTTGAAAAAATGGATTTATAACAGGAGGTGAAGTTATAAAAGAGTTCAAAAGAAAACATTTGTAGAGTATGTAAGATGTTATTTTTGAAGGAACTGTTACGGCCGCTTCAGCCATCTACTTTAGTTAGTTACGGTTTTCAATGTCATTCCACTGACGAATGTATTCAGAGGCAAACACCGCTTCCTTGCCGGTCCAACCATACTGAATAGCAGTACGATAAGCCATTTCAGGAATTACAATGTTATCATAACCTGCAGTCTGAATAGAGAAGACGTTAACATGAGGATTAACCTTCTTACGGTACTCCAGGATCAACTTATACACGTTGATGTAGTTGCCACCCCATGCACTACCGCAGCCGAATCCTGCCTTGGAGTACTTAGCAGACTGAGTGGAAGTACCATACAAACCACCATGGCCTGCTTGCTGGTCAGAGTAGATGAAGATGTTATCCCAATGTTCCTTGTTCTGGATAGCATTGTAGAAGAACTCCCAGATACCACCCTCGGTGGAACCACCAACCTTACGACCGCGATCCATAGAGATCTGCTTGGCTTGATTCAGGACGCCCTGACGCTTGCTAACAGGATGAACAATGAGTCTGTCACCAAATTCACCAACATAACCATCTTCGGAGCAAGCTGCAGTAATAACGGAAGACAAGTTGTCAATTTCTGCAATTGTAACAGTGCCATACTCAGAGTTCATTGTGCCCCAAGCAGACCCGGAGTTATCAGACAGACACATCGTCTTGCCCTTTAACTTAGGATAGTTCTCAAGAGCAATGTCAAAGCACTCCTCCAGAGCATCAATGATCATAGAACGATGATTGCACTTGCTACTGCTGTTAACAGCATTCATTGCTGCATAGTAACGGAACGGGAACTGTTTGCCGGTAAGAACACCAGCCTTCAGCTTATCCAGATATTCCTTACAGAATGCTACATCGTCTACCTCGCTGAATACACCGCGCAGGTTACGAAGTAGAGCCATGTGACCCATATCAACAGTCTGGAAAATTTCCTTCCAAGACTTGCCTTCGGAGCGAAGATTCTCCCAAGTCTTCTTATCTTCAGACACCTCAACAGTGCCAGAAGTCATCAGTTCATCAATGACAGCTGAGTTTGCATGACACAAACGAACCGCATTGATCATGCCGATTTCATGATTCTTGTACTTAGCAACAGGATATCTGCCGAGCTTACTCAGCTTAGTTGCCCAAGAGCGCTTAATAACAGAAGGAATGTTGTTCTTCTTGCCCTTGTTCTTGTACAAGTAGTAAGCCATCTGAGTCATCGGCTCATCGGCACGAGACATCACCTGCTGATTGATCTTATCAAACTCACCAGGATTTGCTGCAGTAAACTCAGCACGCTTCGGATGCAGGGCAGCCCGAACCATGATTACCTGAGGATTCAAGCGCATATTGAACTCATTACGCAATTCAATTGCCCACTGCAAAGTTCCTGCAAAATCGTAGTTCAGAGCGGCATCAATTGCCTCCTCCATAACCACATTGGTCTGCTTACCTTCATACTCGGAAGGAATAACAGAGTCAGTAACATACCGACTATCCAGAGTGTATTTACCGCAAGTCTTCTTTGCGCTAGCACTATCCCGATAATAGGAAGGCTCACCATAAATAGAAGACGCGGTAATCATCTTCAAGGTGTCCAGAGGGTTGATAACATAAGAGTCACCACCCATAAAATTGACGACGGTTTCGTCTCTGCGCAGAGTTGCCTCTTCACGCATTTCCATTGCTGCATTAGACAATTTGCTCATACAGGTCATCTCCTTGTAATCATCTAAGAATTTATCTATCGTTTACATCCATATTATATGATAGAATGTAAATAACTTCAACTACTTTCAATCAAGTAGTAAATTGTTTATGGCGGCGGGAGAGGGACTCGAACCCCCGGGTCGGATCAGAGCCGACACAACGGTTTTCAAGACCGTGCCGTTATGACCGCTTCGGTATCCCGCCAAATATTATTTTTCATATAAGTCAGATAATTCTTTGTATTCATAATGACTTTCAACCCAGTCAAATGCATACTTCAAGTCTGACTCATAAAGAATGTCAATTTTTGTATCTACAACAGATGCAGCTTTTATATCAACAAGACTGTTATGATAACCTTTTATCTCAACAAGCGTCCCATCTGCTAATTCAAAATCAGGATGATAGTTATGAGTTTCACCATCAATCAGATATTGATAAACTTTCTGACATTTCTTGAATGGTATACCGTTATCAAGATTGAAGATTACATAAACTAACTCATATGTAGAATCGCAGAAAAATCCTTTATACCAACCCTTCTTGCCTCTTCCAGAGCCTGGAACATATCCACCCAAGTTTCTTTCTTTTGCTACCACGGACAACTTTTGTCTTCTTAGTTGTTCTTTCTCATCGGTTGAAGCTCGTCCTGTTGGGATATAATTAGAATTCATCATTCCCTGTTTAACTGCATCTGATAATTCTGAACCACAAAGAATTCTAGAATCATCTTTGCTTGTCAAGCCACTATTCCATGAAGGAATGCCTTTCCTATGAGGTGGCATAATAATATGGTCTGGATTGAGTTTACAAAATCGTTTATGATTTGTTAAACTGTTTTGATTTTTGCATTCTTTGTTACAAAATGGGCAAATGTACATATGTTACAAACTCCGGAAGAATTATATAACATATTATACAATGAATAAAACAAGACTAACCGCATAAACTATCTAGTAACCACGTCAACATTATATAATGTACTATGTAAACAATCAACTTAATCTTGCATATTTGTAATCTCCAAGAATTTTCTATGTGCGCCATCCTTTGCAATCAATTCAATAATGTAATCAACTGCTTCGGGAGGAAGTACAGAAGATAGTGTTTGTCGGAGCTTGAATGTTCCAGCTAGTAAGTTTTCAATCTCGGGAGTTAACTTTTCCATCTTACCGCCTTTGAATGAATTGGCGGAGCGGGAGGGGTTCGAACCCTTGCACGGCTGTTAACCGCCTAGCAGTTTAGCAAACTGCCCCCTTCACCACTTGGGTACCGCTCCATGTTAAAAATAGCTGTCTATTCCAGCAGTCAACCATGATTTGTCGTCGGATTTTACTTATCCCTAACCCTGTCACGTCTTAGGAAGTATTGCATCGTTACGGATACTTTTAGTATTCTGCGCCAGAAGAAAAAGTAACAAAAGCAAGACGCTTTGTATCGCTCAACCCTTCTTTCCTCGTACGCCTCACTTAGCAGCGACATTAGTCGCTGGGTCGCATTATTGGCGGTTTCAAACGCTACAGGAATCAAGCGATTGGTATAAACAACTAGTTATCAAATGTGAAGACAAAATAGTCTTTCTTGTCATGATGATCTTTGATTTTAACTAGTAATTCATCGATAGGAATATTGTTTGATTTCAGCCACTCTTTATAGATAGCGATATCAGATTCAAATAGTTCTACAAATGTATATCCAGCGGACTCAAATGCATCTTTTATACATGAGTCTTTTTCGCTTGGAATTCCCTTGATTTCTACAACCTTGTTATCGTAACTAAAATCTGAAATGAATGTTGAGTTTGAAACAGTAGAAGAATTTGTTGCTGGAACTCGAATAGCTTCCAGTTCAAATTCAATACCGTTCTTCAAAAGATACAGCGCATAGATGAACTCGTATGTGCTTCGCAACATGTACGTTCTGTCTTTGTACTGTATGTAAGAATACTTACCACAACCAACACCCTTTGCTGGTGTTATTCTACCTGAAGCATATCCTGCTTTTCGTGACGCAGAAACATGTTCTCCAATCTTGCGTTTTGTTTCTATGCTGTGTTTACATCCGGAAAAGCTTCCAGGCTTTCCTTTACTTGCAGGAATAAGCTCACCACTTGCATACAGATCTTGTAAGCGCTCACTTTGTTTCCGTATCTGCAAAGATGTATGCTTTGTTTGACCTCTAACATTGTTAGCAACATGATCTTGCAAAGCGGTATGACAATTCCTATGGGGATTATCTTTACATCGGATTTCGTGTTGTATCAAACTGTTTGTGCTCTTGCACAACTTTCCACAGAACTTACAATTCAAACCATCATGATCTAACTTGTAAGACTCTCTTTGGATCTGTGACTGATTTTTCAAACAAACTGAAACATGCCGATCATAACAAGCTTTTGTTATTCCTCGACCACAATGAGGACACGCAATTCTTGGTCTAGATAAGTTATAATCTTCTTTTGTACTCATACTATTGATCTTTCTGGTGGCCCAAACCGGACTCGAACCGGTACGCTGTCTCCAGCGAGGGATTTTTGGTGTCGGATGTAGGTGCTGCCCCTACTCGATTAGCACTGGCATCCAACAAGTCCCTTGTGTCTACCAATT